GCGAAGGCCAACGTTGAAGAGCAACGCGCGGCGGGGCTCCTCGTGGAACGCCACGAGGTCAAGCACGTCGCGGAGATGACCGAAGATGAACTCCGCGCCGAAGCGCAACGACTCCTCGCCGCGGCCAACGGTTCCGGCGAGCACGAACGCGCGGCTGGCTGAGGTCGTCGCGGAGCTGCGCAAGCGCGAGGCGCTGCGCACCGGCAAGTTGCCGGGGTGGACGCCGCTCCCGATGCAGTCCGACGCCCTCGCGTGTGAGGCGTACGAGCTCCTCGTCGGCGGATGCGCAGGTCCGGGCAAGAGCGAGTTTCTCGTGGTCGATCCGCTTCGGTGGACCGGGCACAAAGCGTTTCGCGCGATCCTCTTCCGCAACACCTTCGAGGAGCTGGAGCGATCGCTGATCTCGAAGGCGCGACGCCTCTACCCACCTCTCGGCGCGACCTATCACGAGTCGCGGCACATCTGGACGTTCCCCTCGGGGGCGCAGATCGGCTTCTCCTACCTCGAACGCGAGAAGGACGTTCACCGCTATCAGGGCGGGGAGTGGCAATACCTCGGCTTCGACGAACTGCCGCACTTCACGGACTACCAGTACCGCTACCTCTCGTCGCGTCTCCGCTCCTCGTCGGGGCTCCCGGTTCGCATCCGCGCCACCGCGAACCCCGACGGGCCGCACCTCGAATGGGTGCGCAGGCGCTGGGCGCTCTGGATCGACAAGGCCGCGGGCAAGGGTGACGTGCGGTGGTTCGACCCCGACGGGGGTCTTGTGGAGGCGTCGCACCCGGACGCGCTCTCGCGGTCGTACATCCCCGGCTATCTCCGCGACAACCCGTACCTCAGCGCGGAGTACCGCAAGCAGTTGATGGCGCTCGACCCCGTGACGAGGGCGAAGCTCCTCGACGGTGACTGGGATGCGGTCGTCGGCGAAGGCAAGCTCTTTCACCGCGACTGGTGGGCGTACCTCGACAACGCCCCCGCGTGCGTCAAGCGCTGCCGCGGGTGGGACCTCGGCGCGGGCGGTGACGCGACCGTCGGCGTCCTGATCGGCGACCGCGGGGCGAGCGTCGTGCCGCGCTGGGTGGTGCTCGACGTGGTGCGCCACGTCGGCCCGCCGCACGAGGTCCACGACCTCATCGCGAAGACCGCCGCGCGTGATGGGCGCGACGTGCTCATCCGCCTCCCGCAAGACCCCGGGCAGGCGGGCAAGGATCAAGCGCTCGCGTACCGCCGCGAGCTCGCCGGGTACACGGTCATCACGAAGCCCGTCACGGGCGACAAGACGGTGCGCGCGGGCGGGTGGTCGTCGCAGGTCGGCGCGCAGAACGCCGCCCTCGTGCGCGCGCCGTGGAACGCCGCCTACGTCGCCGAGCACCACGCCTTCCCCGACGCGACGCACGAGGACGCGGTCGACGCGAGTGCCGATGCGTTCGGTGAGCTTGTGATCACGCTGACGCCCACCTACACCGACCGTCCGCGCCCCCACCTCAAGACTCGCCTGTGAGCCTCCGCGACGACCTTCAGCGCGCCGCATCGCGTGTCGCACGCGCCGCGCTCGGCCTGCTTCGCCCGCCGCCCGTCGCCGCGCCGACAGACCGCACGCCGGGTCGCGTGCCGCACGGCGCCCGCGCGATGCGCCAGGTCCCGACGCTCTCCGTGTGGGACGCGGAGGACGTGCTCGCCGCGCTGCAAGCGCACGCCGCGGGGAAATTCCGCGCGTCCGCGCTCCTCGCGGACTACCTCGGGCAGTCCGACGCGGTGGCGGGCGTGCTCGACACCCTGCGTCGCTCCGTGGTGGGCCTGCCGTTCGACGTGACCGTGCCCGCGGACACGCCCGACCCCACGCGCTCTGCCGCCCTCGCGCGCGACTGGCGCCGCCGCTGGCCGCACACGCTCTCCCGCGGCGCGGCCGGGGAGATCCTCAAGTGGTCGTGCCTCATGGGCTTCGCGGTGTGCGAGCGCGTGTGGCGCCTCGACCCGCGGACGGGCCTGTGGGACGTGCGGCTCAAGCCGTGGCACCCGACCTTCATGCGGTGGGACTGGCAGCGCGGGTGCGTGGTCGTCTCGACGCAAGAGGGCGAGGAATACGTCACGACCGACAACCCGAAGTGGTGCCTCTTCACGGACATCGAAGAGTCGCGCCCGTGGATGAGCGGCGCCGTCCGTCCGATCGGCATCCTCGCGCTGATCGTCTGGTGGCTCGACCGCGACGGGGCACGCTGGAGCGAGAAGCACGGCCTGCCGCCCCTCGGCGCGAAGGTGCCGATGGAGCAGAGCGAGGACCCGCGCACCGATCGATTCCTCAGCGACCTCGAAGACCTCGGCACGGAGCCCATCATGCGGCTCCCGCAAGGCTCGAACGGCGCGGCGTCCTTCGACATCGAGTGGAAGGAGCTCAAGAACGCGACCGCGTGGCAGGGGTTCTTGGAGCCCGGCCGTGACGTGCGCTCGCGCATCGCGACCGTGATGCTCGGGCAACCGCTCACCACGACCGCAGGCGTGGGCGGCTCCGGCTCCTACGCCCTCGGCCGCGTCCACGCGAGCGTCCGTCAGGACGTGATGGAGTCGTACGCCGCGCTGCTCGGGACGGCGCGCGCGCACGCGATCGTCCCGTGGATGACCGTCAACGAGACACCCGACCGACGCCTCGCCGATGCGCTCGCGCCCGTGCCCGTGTACGACGCCGCGCCGCCCGCGGACGCCAAAGCCGATGCGGAGGCATCCCGCGCCGAGGCCGACGCCGTGAGGGCGTGGGAGGACGCGGGCGTTCCCGTTGACGCCGTGGCACTCGCGAAGGCGCGCGGTCTCCCGCTGCGCCCGCCTGACCCCGCGCCGCTCGACGCGGACCCGATCGACGATGCGCCCCTTGCGACCGTCGAGCGCGCGGTCCCCAACCGCTACGGGCACATCAACTTTCGCCCGCCGCAAGGCGTCCGCGCAGCGTGCAAGCGGGGGATCGAACTGCACGAGGCCGGGCTCTCGGGCGACGGACTCCAGCCCGACACCGTGGCGTGGGCGCGACGGCTCGCGCGCGGCGAGAACGTCAGCCCCGAGAAGGCGCGCAAGATGGCGCGCTGGTTCGGGCGCAACCGCCGCTTCGCCGACGCCCCGAAGGACTCGCCCGCGTGGGTGTCCTTCTGCCTCTGGGGCGGGCACGCCGGGGATGCGTGGTCGTCGAAACTGGTGCGGCAGATGAACGCCGCCGACAACGCAACGTGACCACATCAAGGACAAGACCATGAAGCGACGCATCTTCCGCACGGAGTACACCTGCGACGGCTGCGGCCTCGTCGTGCCGCAGGAGTTCTCGACCGACTGCGACGACGTGAAGCCACTCGTGTTCGATCTGCCCGAGGGGTGGCGCGAGCGTCGGGCGCATCACGTCACGCACCACGCCTGCTCGCCGACCTGTGAGGCCAAGGTGGTCGCGTCGCAGCACGACCGCGAGGTCTACCCGCGTCTCGTGGAGCCCGCGATGCTGTTCTTTCCTCCGGGCACGACACCCGAGATGCGCGAGGCGGTGCGGAAGATTCTCGCCGAGGGATGACCGTGAACACCCGACACCACCGCGACCGCCGCGGCACCACCGCGCAGGACGCCGACCCCGGCCGCGCGATCGTCGCGCCCGTCGAGGCGCCGCCCGCGCCCCGGGACCGCACCGCCCTCTGTCTGGAGATCCTCGCGCTCTCCGTGGCGTGGCAGACGACGGCCGACCCGCGCGCTCGCGCCCGTCTTCACGCGCGCTGCCAGAACCTTCTCACCGACGACTGAGGACCCATGGACGCCAACACCTTCGCCCCGCTCGCCGCCGTGTTCACGTGCTCCCCGTCGCCCGCTGTCCAGCAGGGGCGCCTCTGGCTCGCTGCCGACGTGGTGCATCGCATCGCGCCGCAAGACGAGGACGTGACCGTGCAGGCCATCGGGCGCACCGCCGATGAGGCCAACGCGCTCTACCGCGCGCAGGTCGCCCTCGTCGCGCAAGACAAGGCGCCCATGCTTCAGCAGGTCGCCGCCGAGCAGCGCGCGTTCGTGCAGCGCGCCGAGTCGGCCATCGCCCTCCTCCGCACGCTCTGACCCCACCCATGACCGACACCCTGCACACGCGCGCGGTCGCCCTCCTCCGCGCCCCCGGCGATACCTTCGATGTCGCCGCCCGCACGATCCCCGTCATCGCGTCGTCGGACGCGATCGACGACTACGGCGAGGTCGTCGATCAGGCGACGTGGCGGCTCGACCGCTTCCTCAAGTCGCCCACCGCCCTCCGTCAGCACTGCCCGTGGGAGGACCCGCTCGGGTACTACAAGAACGTCCGCATCGAGGGCGGCGTGCTCCGCGCCGACCTCGTGCTCTTCGCGGGCGCCGCGGACCCCGACGGACGCGCGGAGGCCGTGCTCGCGCGCTACGCGCAGGGCGGTCCCGTGTCCGTGTCGGTCGGCTTCCGCCCGGGGCGCACCGCGGAAGAGGAGCGCGAGGGCCGCAAGGTCCGCGTGCTCTACGACTGCGAACTCCACGAAATCAGCGTCGTGACGATCGGGGCCAACCCCGACGCCGTGGCCCAGCGCGCAGCGCGGCGGCTGCTCGAACACCTCCGCCGCAAAGGACTGAAGATGACGTTCTCCGACTACCTGAAGGAGCGGGGCATGTCCCCGCAGGAGTGCGCCGCCGCCACGGGTCTCCCCGAGGACACGGTGACCGCGCTGATGGGCGGGCAGATGCCCGACGAGGCGCAGATGGGCGCGCTCGCCGACGGCCTCGGGCTCTCGATGGACGAGGTGACGGCGATGTGGCCCCCGAAGGCCGATCCCATGGAGGGCGACGGGGGCGAGGAGCCTGCCGTCGTCGTGATCGAGGCCGCGGCCAAGGGCGCGAAGGCACCCGCCACGGACGAGCGCGAACTCGCCGAACTCGGGCGCAGCGTGCTCGCCACGCTCGGGCTCAAGTCCGCCACGGTCGCGCGCGTGCGCGTCTCCGCGCTCTTCGACGCCGAGAAGGCATCGCGCGACCTCGCGGCGCGCGTCGAGAAGATGGAGGCCGAGCGGCGCGTCGAGAAGCGCGACGCCCTCCTCGCCCGCGCCCGCGCCGAGGGGCGGCTGACGCCCGCGCGCGAGAAGGCCAACGGCACGTACCTCGCCCGCCTCGCCGACCCGGGCGACCTCGCCGAGTACCTGAGCACGCTGGAACCCGTCGTCGATGCGACGGAGCGTCACGCGCCCGAGGTCAAGGCGACCGTCGCCGCGCCCAACGACCTCGCGATCAAGACGGGCGAAGCGGTGGGCTACACCGCCGAACAGCTCGCCCGCGCCGCCGCGAACAACGACCGCCGCCGTCAGGCGCGTCTCTCCCTCTGACCCTCCCACACCCCCGAGGTAAGTTCCCATGACCGCACTCTCCGCGGACTTCGCGCGCGCGAAGTCCCCCGACGCCGTGGCGTCGAGCCTCAACATCCCGGTCGCCGCGGCGACCACCATCTACCAGGGCGCCATGGTCGGCGTTTCGATCGCGGGCTCCGGCTACGCAACGAACGTCGCCGCGACCCCGGACTACCGCGTCCTCGGCGTCGCCCGTGCGAACGTCACCAACACCTCCGCCGCGGGCTTCGGCTCGGCGGGCGACCTCAACGTGGACGTCGACCGCGGCGTGTTCGCGTTCGCCAACTCGTCCTCGACCGACGCCATCACCGCCGCCGACGTGGGGCGCCCCTGCTACGCGGTGGACAACAACACCGTCGCGCGTACGTCGAACTTCGGCCTCCGCCCGACGGCGGGCATCGTGACGCGCGTCGAGAACTCGCTCGTCTGGGTCGAGATCGGCGCGAAGCAGGTCTACGAGGACGGCACGATCGACCTCCTCGCCGCCGCGGGCGCGGACCTCTCGACGACGGGCCAGTACCTGTTCGTCAAGCTCAACGGCTCGAACCAGATCGTCCTCGCCGACACGGCCGGGGAGCACGCCCTCGGCGTGCTGCTCAACGCCCCGGCGTCGAGCGCGATCGGCATCGTCCGCATCCACGGCATCACGTACGTGGTCGCGGGCGGCTCGATCGCCGACGGCACCGTGCTCGCCACGACCGCCACCACGGCGCGCGCGAAGGCCGCGGTCGCCGCGACCGTCAACACCTCCGATGGGGGCGCGTCCGGCGACCCCGTGATCGGCTCCTACGCGATGGGAACCGCGCTCTCCGATGGCACGAGCGGCAACCCGATGCGCATGTTCGTCAACCACATGGGCGCCATCCCCACGACCGCCGCCTGATCGCGCCCCGCGCGCACCACCCGAAGGGACACAGCACCCATGTCCGGAATCGCCCAATACGGTGCAGCGCTCGACGCGCTGTACCAGAACTTCAACGCGGCCTTCGACGAAGGCTACTCCGCGATCAACGACCAGAACAACCCCCCGTGGTGGGACAAGGTCGCGATGCGGATCGACAGCACCACCGACGAGGAGGTGCACGCGTGGATTCAGCAGATCCCCGAGGTGCGCGAGTGGCTCGGTGACCGCCACTTCGCCGCGCTCTCGGAGGCGTCGTACCGCCTCAAGAACCGCCACTTCGAGCGCTCGGTCGCGGTGAACAAGAACCGCCTCCACGACCGCCGCATCAGCGTCGAGGCCCCGCTCATGCGGAGCCTCGGGCGCGCGTTCCGCAAGTTCCACGACCGCGCCATCGCGAGCGAACTGCTCATCGGCTACGCCTCGCACAAGTGCTGGGACGGCCTGCCGTTCTTCAACGACACGCACTACGTGGACCCGCTGAACACCGCCGCGGGGTCGTTCGACAACCTGCGCGCGAGCACGGCGCTGACCGCCGCCAACTTCGACACGGTCTACGCCGACATGTGCGGCTTCGAGGGGCCGGACGGCCAGCCCCTCGGCATCGTGCCCGACACGCTCATCGTGCCGCCGACGCTGCGGACGACCGCCCTGCTCATCGCCAAGGCGGCGTACGTGCCGAGCGCGGCCGGGACCGCCACGCAGACCAACGTCAACGAAGGCACCGTCGACGTCCTCGTGATCCCGGAGCTCGCGAGCGAGAGCACGACGTGGTACCTCGCGTCGCTCAAGGGCGCGTTCAAGCCGCTCATCGTGCAGGTGCGCGAAGAGCCGGTGTTCGAGCTCATCCTCGGGCCGGACTCCGACCACTGCCGCAAGAAGAACGAGCTCGTCTACGGCGCGGACTGCCGCTGCGCCTTCGGCTACGGCCTGCCGCAGCTCATGGTCCGCTGCACCGCCTGACCCCTGACCCGCCCCCCCACTCACCCCACGGACGCGGCGATACCATGGCGACCACCGACTACGGTCTGACGATCGCGGTCATGCAGAAGCTCATGGCGTCGCCGCGTCTGGTGGACGTGATCGACGACGACGGGGACGGGTCGCTCTCGGCCGATGAGCAGGCGCTCGTCACCGACACGTCCACGGGCGCCGCGTACCGCGCGGGCAGCGTGGCCGACTCCTACCTCGGGCAGCGCTACGCGATCCCGCTGACCGGGACGCAGGTCACGCCCGCGCTCCGGCACCACGTCGGGATGCTCTGCGCCCACTACCTCGCGCGCCGTCGCCCGCAATACCGTGACGCCGAGGGCCGCGCGCCCTACGCCGCGGAGGCCGACGAGGCGCTCGCGTACTTCGCCCTCCTGCGCGACGGACGGGTCGCGCTCGACCCCGCCGACACGGACGCCGCCGATGCGAGCGCCAACGCGTCGCCCTACGTCACGCACGCGAAGCGCCGTGGCGAGCGCGTGACCTCGACGACCAACCCCTACCGCACGCGCCGCTGGTAGCCCGTGGCCCTCACCACCGACCTCCGCGCGCGCCTCGTCGGCCTCCTCGCGGGCACGTACACCGCGGGCGGGCGCTCCGTCACGGGCGCGACCTTCACGGAGTCACCCGTCGTCCTGCCGCAGCAGAACCCGCAGTGGCCCGACAGCGTGGTCGATCGCACCTGGGACTTCCACTGGTCACCCGAAGCGATCCCGCTGACTTTCGACACCGCCGACCCGCAGGGGCAAGAGAACCCCTACCAGGGGCCGCACACCACCCGTGTCGGTGGTGTCTTGCGCGTGCAGTACGAGCTCGCGCGCCCCGCGCCACACTACCCGCGCGTCGCGGAGGTCGCCCTCGGCGCGATCGAAGCCGCGACCCGCAAGGCCACCGACGACGCCGCGCGCCTGCGCTGGCTGCTCACGTGGCCGCCAAACTGGAACGACATCGCGATCACGTGCATGGTCGGCCCCGTCACCACGACGCAGGCCGACACGATGCGCGTGGTGTCGGTGATCCCCCTGACGTGGCTCGTGTCCACCTCAGCCGTCACCGCGCCGGGGTGGGGGTCGTGATCCGCGTCGGCTCCCTCAAGGCGGGCCTCGACCGCTTCGCGGGCACGCTGCGCGGCGTCCGGGACGGGATGCTCGGCACGGCGTATGTCACGATCACCCCGACGCCCGACACGCGGCGCGAGGGCGGCACGAACACCGCCGTTCTCGCGCGGCTGGTCGAGCGCAACCCCGACCTCGCGCAAGGCATGGACCCTGCCGCCCGCAAGGGGGCGAAGCGCGCATGGTCGCAGGGCGTCCGCACCCTCGCGACGCTCGCCGAACACGCGGGGCGCAGCATCGCCGCGGAGTACGCCGCGCGCCTGCGCTCGGGGCAGTACGTCCGCAACCTCGAAGAGACCCGCGACCGCAAGCGACGCGCGGGCGACGACACGACCCCGGGCATGGAAACCGGCCAACTCGCCAAGGCGCTCAAACGCGCCAACGTCCGCACGGAGCGATAAGCAATGACGCAGCGTTCAGGTTTGATCCGCGAGACCATCACGGTCGTCGTGAAGGAGTCCACGTCGGGCACGCACCCGGGCTCCGGCGACGTGCGCGTGCAGCTCATGCAGAACTCGCTGCTCGCGTCGGGCTTCGGTTACGAGATGCTGCCGAACGACACCGAGTCGCCCTCGCGCATCGACAACCCCGCGCACATCCGCGGGAAGAAGGTCGCGAAGTGGGGGCCGATCGCGTGGCCCCTGCGCGGCATCCCCAGCGCCTCGCGCCTCGTGGCCGCGGGCTCGACCACGAAGCTCTCCGACGACTACCTCTACGAGCACGGCTACGGGCGGCGCTACGCCGCCGTCGGGACGACCGTGTCGGGCACGTCGTCGAGCACGAGCAACGTAGACCTCGCGAGCGTCACCGGCCGCAAGGCGGGCGAGCTCCTCGCGATCGAAACGTCGTCGGGTGCGTACGAGTTCGGGCAGGTGAGCGCGGTTGGCGCGGGCGACGTGGACCTCGTGACCGCCCTCGCCGCAGCCCCTGCCACCAACGGGTTCATCGTGCGCGCGGCGCGCAACTTCGTCCTGCCCGAGACGCGCAACGAGACCATCGCCCTCTCGCAGAAGCACGTCGGCCCGTCCGTGACCGACGAGGAGTATCGCGTCGTCGGAGCGATGGGGATGTTGAAGCTCGCGTTCCCCGAGTTCGGCAAGATCCCCACGGCCTCGCTCGAAGGCGAGGCGATGGGCTGGGAAGGACCGACCACGCTCTCGGCCCCGTCGTGGGGCGCGGGCACCGACCCCGCCGACAGCGACATGGACGCGCAGATCCCGTGGACGCCGATCCTGTACATCAACGGCACGGAGACCGTCTTCGAGCCGGGCACCTTCACGCTGGAGATCAGCCAGAAGCCCGACCCCGTGGGCAACGGGGCGAAGGCGACGGGCATCGGCGGCTGGCTCGACACGGCCGGTCGCGACGGCGGCGTGGTCGTCAAGTGGTCGCTCTCGCTGCGCATGGACACCGCGCAGCACGCGGTCTTCGACGCGGGCACCATCAAGTCCCTGATGCTCGTGTGCTCCCCCGGGGGTACGGCGCTCACCACCGCTGCCGTGTGGCTTTTGCCGCGCGTGCAACTCACCGAGACGCGCCCCGTGCCCATCTCGCTCGGCGCGGGGCGCATCGGCATCAAACTCACGGGTCACGCCCTCCGCAACACCCTCACGCCGACGACGAGCAGCGCGCAAGACACCGACCTCGCGCGGTCGCCCCTCGTTTTCGGGATGTTCTGATGAGCCTCGACGCCCACCTCTGGGTCGCGCAGATCGCCGCGCCCCGCACCGACCCCGCGTTTGACCGCAGCGACCGCGAAGCGTGGCTCACGCTCGCGAAGCGCTACGCGCAGACGCGCAGCCCCGCCGACCTCGCCGCGCTCCCTGTCCTCGAAGGGCGCAAGCCCCGACTCTACGCCGTGCGCGTGCTCTCGCCCGAGGCGTACACCGCCGTCAAGGCGCAGGGCACCGTCGAGCAGCGTGACCTCCTCGCGTGTCGCGCGGGCATCGCCGCATACCGCGGCGACGACGGGCGCACGTTCGACGCGCCGCTCGAAGCGGGGTCGCCCGGTGCTGCGCCTGTGGCGACCGCCGCGTGGCTCAAGACGCTTCAAGGTATCGGCGGCGGGCAACTGCTGCAAGAGCTCGCCGCGGTCGTGCTGCGCCGCTACGAGATCGGCGACGTGGACACGATCGAGGGTGCCGACCCTTTGGACCTCTACCACCTGGGCGGGTTGCGCCTGGGCCGCTCGACGGGCTGAGGCTTGCGCAATGGCTCGACGCCCGCGCGCTGCAATCGACCCGTGAGAAGTGCGGGTGCTACCAGCGTGAGCAGGCGCGCAAGGCGGTGGACCCCGACGAGCGCCGCGTGCGTACCGACCTCGCGCGCGCGCTGTCCGAGCGATGGGGTTGCCCCGCGGCAGGCCACGCCCCGCCCGCCCGTCTTCCGCCGTCGCTCGCCGCCGAGACCGAAGCCGTCGCCGAGATCACCCGCACGCCCTGTGCGCGCACGTGCCCCTTCGCCCGCGTGTACGCCCTCGGGCCGTGGGAACACCAGCTCTTCAAGGTCCGCCGCCTCGCGCGGGAATCGTCGCCCCTGCTGGTGTTCCGCGCCGTGACCGGACGCGACCCGCACCGTTGGGACCTTGACGGGCTCGACGTGATCGAGAGCGCTGGTCTTGAGCGTCGCGAGAGCGACGACGAGATCCGCGACGCCGAACGCAAAGCCAACGCCCCGAAGCCTTGACCCAATGCCCGCCGCAACCCTTCTCCTGCTCGTGTCCGTGGACATCGACCCGCTCGACGTGGATGCCGATGAGGCCGCGCGTGCCGTGCTCGATGTGGAGTCGCGCGTGCGATCGGCGCTGGAAAAGCGCCGCGTGCGCATGGGCGGTGTCTCGCATGTGATCGTGCCGGTGGGAATGGATCAGGTCGGCGCTGTGCTCGGTACGTTCGCGGAGAGCGTGGAGAAGCGTCGTGGATGAAACGCTGAAACTGCCCGTTGAAGCCGACACCGCGGCGTTCGTCGCGAACCTCGCGCGTGCGGCCGAGGCGCTGGAGAAACTCGCGCTCGCCAACCAGCAGTCGGCCAACAAGACCGAGAAGAACGACAAGGCCCTCGAAGGTCTCGGGGAGAAGCTCGACGCGCTCAAGTCGCGCACGAAGGATGGCATCGAAGTCATCTCGCAGTGGGCCGAGAGGATCAACGCCGCCATCGAAAAGGTGGCCGAGCTCTCCGACGAGGGCGACCGCCTCGCGCGCACGCAAGAGAACCTCGGCGTCTCGCTAGAGCAGGCGCAGTCCAACGCGGTTGGTTTCGCAGACGAGACCGAGATTGCCACCGCGGCGCTAACCCTCCAAGAGCGGGGTATCCGGGTCACGCAGCAGGAGCTCAACGCCTTGACGCGCATCGCGTCGAGTTACGCCCGCACGACCGGCAAGGAACTCGGCGAGGTGATGGAGAACCTCGCTGAGACCGTGACCGAAGGCGGGGAGGAACTCGGCAAATTCGACCTCGCGCTCCTCGACGTGGCCGACGGGACGCACACCGCGCAAGAGCGACTCGACGCGATGGTGCGGCGTGCGCGGGAGATCCCCGACGCGGCGGACTCCGCGACGGACTCGTTCCGCCGTCTCAAGGACGAGGTGCATGACCTCGGCGTCGAAGCCGCCAACACCTTTGTGCATGAGTTCGAGCGCGTGAACGAGATCCCCGGCGAGATCAACCGCGCGCGCGACGCGACGGTGGACTGGCACGAGGCGCTCAAGGACACCGCGGAGGTCATCGCGCAAATCGTCGCGGGCTCGGTGAACGCCATCGGTGCCATCGTCGGAATGAGCGCGACGGGCGTGGCGACCATCGTCAACCTCGGGCGCGCAGGCGCAAACGCAGCCTCCACGCTTTACCGGGAGATCCGGTCGGGCAACGTCACGGGCGCGGTCGGCGCGGCGGGGCAGGCGTTCAACGATGACTTCGCCGCGAACATGCAGAGCCCCGAGATGCGACGGCTCCTCGCGTTCACACAGGCGCGCGAAGACGTGATTGCGCAACTCATCGCGGGCGGTCCCGGCGGCAGCGGGGGCGACGCGGCAGAAGGCCCCGACATGGTATTCACGCGCGAGCAGGTCGCCGCGGACGCGCGCAACCAGTCCGCACGCAACCGCGTCGGATCACCCGCACGCAACCGCAATCGACGCAAGACGCTCGAACAACTCATGGACGCGGCGGGCGGGCGCCTGGTCAACCCGCGCGACCTCTTCCGCGGAGACTCCAGCCCCGACCTTGCGGTGCTTGACGAAGACTTCGGTACCGAGAGCGCGTTCATCACGGCCAACGCGGGCAAGAGCGCTGCGCAGCGCGCCGTCAACGAGGCCGCGTTCGGGCAGACGGACGATGCACGGATGCGCGACCGGCGGCGCGAGTCGCAAGCGCAGCGTGAGCAGCGCGAGCAGGAGCGACGCCTTGACCAGCGCGAGACGTTCCTTGAGCGCTGGGAGCGGCTGAACCAACGCGAGATCATCGCCAATGACGTGCTCGCCGAGTCCATGTCGATGGGCTTCAACGTCATCACGACCTCGTTCTCCGATCACCTGCGCACGCTCCTCGAAGGCAACGAGGCGGGCGCGCAGTTCTGGGAGAAGATGGCCGCGGACACGATGGCCGCGCTCGGGAAAGAGGCGTTCGGCAAGAGCGCGTTTTACGCCGCGGAGTCGCTCGGGTTCCTCGTGATGGGCAACCTCCCACAAGCAGGCACCGCCGCAGCGGCGTCGGTCGCGTACGGCGTGGCAGGCGCGGCGCTCACCTACGGCGCCGCGGAGATGGGCGCGTTCGCGCCCGAGACGAAGGGCGCGAGCGGCGGCGGGAGCGCGGGCGGTGGCTCACCCTCACGCCCGCGTCTCTCGGCGAGCGGTAGCGACACGGGCGGGCAGAACACCACGACCGTCGTGAACCACTACTACTCGCCCGTGATCGGCGGACGCGAGAGCAGCAACGCCGAGGTCGGTACACGTCTCGGGCGCTACGAAGACGCACGCGACCGACGTGTGCGGAGGGACCGCTCGTGACGCAGATCAGCGCCCTCCTCGCGACCGCGTTTTCGTTCACGCAAGACGCGACGTACGACCTGCGCTTCACGTTCGCGAGTGGAACGAGTCCCGTCAACGTCCCTCTGACCACGGGGAGCGCGTACAAGATCGGGCTGACGACCTCCACAACGGACGCGCTGCGCGTGCTCCAAACGCTCGCGAACGCCGCGCTCATCAGCGCGCGCGGGGGCGGCGCTGAACAGGTCGCCATCACCCTCACTGCCGACGCGCTCGTGAACGTCGCCATGACGGGCGGGTCGTGGGCGTCGATCGTCCTCTCGTCGAACCTCTCGCGCATCCTGGGGATCACGACCACCGTTGCCACGGCGAGCACGATCACCGGCACGCGCCTCCCGTGGTACGTCGCAGGCTTCGCGTGCGCGTACGGCGGAGCATGGCAGTACCGCGCCGCGGGCGTTGTGGAGGAGTGCCCCGACGGCACCGTGTACAGCTTCGCGAGCGGGCCTGCCGCGTGGCGTCGGTCGGTGAAGATCGAGCACCTCCCGCGCACGCCCACCGTCCGCGCGGCCGAGAGCTTCCCTGGCTCCGCGGCGTACCCCGACGAGGCGTATTGGTCCGCGATCGGCGGCACCAGCACAGACCGGGAATGGTCGCTGCTCGACGTGCTCGCCGCAGCGCAGAACCGCGACGTGTCGTTCACCACGTCGTTTCCGACCGTGCGGACGAGCACGAGCGAGCGGTTCTACACCGGGCGCATCGGGCGGGCGTCGTTGCTTGCGCCCGAGCTCGCGCGCATGGATGACCGCTGGGATGCGTTCGTGAGTCACGAGCTCGACCTCGTGTGTCCCGGCACCGCACCGACGGGGACGCGGGCGTGAACGCGTGTCAAAGATTTTTCAGCGCGTCATTCGTCTGATAGACAGTGCTCGGGCAAGTACGCCCGACGCGCCAGAGGCGCGGACACCCCACGAAAAAACCCCCGCGTGATGGAGTCACCGGGGGCGTGGATCACAGAAAGAGAAGTTCAGTGACCGACACGAAGTACAGCACGTTTCCCCGTCGCCCGTCCACCTCGCAGCGTCCGCCCGAGGATGAGTCGCAACACGCGAAGGGCTCCACCGGCCCCAGCAAGGGAGCTCCGGTGTTCGTCTCGGGCGTGGTCGGCAGCGGCGCCGACGCGCACCGCCTCGTGCGCGTGAGCGACTGGACCCTGACGCTCTGGCAGGAGTACGGCGACGAGGAGCCCCGGATGCTCGATACCGACGTGGCGAAGCGGCTCGGGTTCGAGCGACCGCGAGACATCCGCAAGCTGATCGAGCGCGTCTGGTCGGAGGGACAGCGCCCCGCAATTCGCGCCACCGTGGCGCGAAAGGGTCCGGGCCGTCGTCCCGAGGGGGAGTACTGGCTGACCGAGGCGCAGATCCTCAAGGTGTGCGCCCGCTCGGAGACGCCCGTCGCCGAGGCCATCCTCGACGAGATGATCGCGGTCTACATGCTCGCGCGTCGCGGGCTGCTTACCCCGACCCCGCCATCGTTCGACGCGGAGGCGCTCGCGCGCATGATCGACGAGGCGCTCCGCGCGCGGCTCGCGTCGATGAACCCGACGCACGACGGCCCCGTGCTGCACAACGACGACCGCGCCGTCGTGCTCGACCCCATCCTGACCCTCGCGAAGCGGGTCGCGGGCGGCGACGCCACGACGCGCGACGTGATGCGCGCCCGCGGGCGCATCGAGAGCCGCGTGCGCAAGGCCGTGCAGTGGTTCTCGCGGTGGTGTCTCCTGCCGCGCGGGAAGACCGGCGACGTGTGCGCCGCGCTCGCCACCGAGACCGCCATCGCGACCGAGTTCGAGCGCGTCGTCGCGAAGAACCGTCAAGGCTCGCTTCGTCTCGTCGCCCCGGCGAAGCGCACCGCGAAGTAGTACATCGCCGCACACCTGCTCACCGGAGCAGCGTGACACGCGCGGGCGTGCCAACGTACGCTGCGCCCATGGACAAAACCCTCTCGCTC